CAGCACCACGTCCGCCGGTGCTGGTAGAGACTGATCAGCACCACGTCCGCCGGTGCTGGTAGAGACTGATCAGCACCCCGTCCGCCAGTTTCTATACAACTTTACCGACACTGCCATTTTCCCCGGTTGATGACAATTTATTGAACAAAATCAACGACTTATGACGTATAGGGGTTGTAAGTTTCGCGTAAGTTTTTGCTGAGTCTCTCAACCTCAAAAATTTTCACATCGTTTCCAACTTTCATTGTAACACAATACACCACACAATCCACAACCCCGGTACAATCCACAACATGAGCACCCGATCCGACAAGCAGGAAAAACATAACTTAATTAACGCTAGACGCGAGTACCGAAGTATCTTAGCCCAACAAGTTATACAGAACATACACACTACAAGCAAAGCAGCACGGATCGCCTGTTGTAGCACAAGAACCATGCGAAGAGCCGTAGCAAAGGCACGCACTGTAGAAGTAAAGCTACACAAAGAGCACAATACTGTAACACTGCCCAACGCAAACATCCAACACGTATGACTAATCCATTCACAAAACCACCTGTAACGCTACCACAGCCTGTATTGCTGTCCAGCCTAGATGACTTGGACTTAAAGCAAGAACTGTTAGAGGCGTATAACAAAGCAAAAACCCTGCTCATAGCCGCAGAGTACGACGAATCTATCCCTCTGAACCAGAAAGTTCAAGCTGTAAACAGTATTGCTTCCATTCTGCAAACAATAGCCAAGACTCAAGAGACCCTACACAATACTCAAACGATCACAAAGATCGAAGCTGTATTGATAAATACGCTGAAAACCTATCCAGAATTGCGTGAGGCTTTCCTGGAAGACTACGAAAGGGCGCTAAATGCTTGAACATCTGAGAAGAGTGCAGGACGGGGCGAGAGATGTCTACAGCCTGTCCAATCTGTCAGCGTGGATTGAGAAATATCTACGGCTAGAAGGCAGAAAGTTTGATATGTCTGGGCGTTACAGTTTCCAGAAACGCATTGTCAATGATACATCACGAGTCGTAAACACTTCTAAGTGCGCTCAAATTGGACTAACTACGGCTACAATCGCTTACTTTCTGGCGGCTATGGCAACGCAGAGGAAATTCAACACTATTTACGCTTTGCCTAGTCAAACCGACGCTAGCAAGATCATGACCACGAAGATCAATCCGATCATCAACGAGTCTACGCGATTACGCCAACTGACAGACAAAAACGTAGACTCGATAGAGCTAAAACAGATAGGAAGTAATTTTCTGTTTTGCCGTGGAGCCAAAAGCGAAACAGCAGCACTGTCTATCAGCGCAGACTGCTTGGTTGCAGACGAAATAGACCGTTCAGACCCTGACGTTTTGAAGCAGTTCAGATCACGGTTACAGGCATCCGAACTAGCAATCATCAAACAATTCTCAACACCAACCATTGATGGTGTAGGCATCAGCAAGGAAGCGGAAGTATCGCTTCGCTACAGATCATTCGCCACCTGCAACCACTGTAACCATACATGGCTACCCTCCTATCATACCGATATGAGGGTTCCCGGTTACACAGCAGACATAAGTGAAATAACGCGAACGAATATACAAACTCTCAACTGGAAAAGTGCGCACTGGATGTGCCCCTCGTGCGGAAAAGACCCACAGTTGCATCCGTCGCGGCTAGAGTGGATATGCGAAAATGAGACCGAAAGCTGGGAGGCAAGCACATATTTTGTTACACCAGTGACGTGCTGTGAGGTTCTAAAACCTTCATACTTGGTACGTACATCAACTGAGTTCAACACTAGAAGTGAGTGGATGAATCAGGTTCTTGGAGAAACTAGCACCGAAAACAATGATCAGATAACCGTAGAGGATGTAAAGAATTCTTTTACTAGCTCTTTGGATTCAACAGAAATGCATTACCTCGGTGCAGATATGGGTCTGCTTTGTAGTGTTGTTATTGGGAGAAAGACTCAAGCGGGCGAACTGTTGGTTGTACATCGAGAAACAATCCCCGTATCGAATTTCGTAACTCGTAGAGCGGAGTTGCTGAAGCAGTATAGAGTAGCTGTGTCAGTGCATGATGTTCAGCCATACACACCAATGATTATGCAAATCTGCGACTACGATGTTAACGCGTATGGTTGCTCGTTCGCTGTAGGCAATAGCGTAGAACTGTATACTATACAGGAAAAAAGCGCAGATGCAGATGAAGGAAAATTAAATTTGAGACTGGTAAAGGCTAATCGGACACGAATGCTAGACGAGATTTTGCTACTTTTCAAAGAAAAGCGGATACTTACAGCGAGAGTTAGCGACCAGGAAGACGATAAATATCTGTCACACCTGCTTTCGATGCGGCGGACGCAGGTTTTTGTGAAGGAGAAGCTTCAGTACACCTGGCAAAAGACTACAGGGGAAGATCATTCGTTATTCGCGCTTGCTTATATGAACATCGCTTGTATGCTCAGAGGGACAGTTGAGCCGTGGGCCAGCGGGTCTTTAGGTCTGGTGAAATCGTTCAAACTGAAGCAGAAGAGTTTCATGCTAGAATAGCCCGGCACTTCGACTTGAAGTGCAAACGGCACTTGAGTTGACGCTCAAGTGCCGTTCTAGTCATTCATTACTGGACAAATAACATGACATTCGATAATTGTATCACACCTGAAGGTGTGTCTCCGCTCGTCGAGCAAAAACCTTACACTCACCCTAACCGAAAATTGGTGCAGGGCGTCGGTACAAATGACTTCCCGGCACCTGTCGTGGTGGACGGTAAGATCATAAAGTCTTACAATGTTTGGACATGTATGCTAGCTAGGTGCTACTCAGAGCGCTGCCTAAAGAAACGTCCTACTTACGTAGGGTGTTCGGTGTCGAAAGAGTGGTTACTTTTCTCAGCCTTTGAAAAATGGTTTTCGGAGAACTACATAGAAGGATGCCAGTTAGACAAAGACCTGTTAATAGCAGGCAACTTGGTTTACAGCGCTGAAACTTGTGTATTTGTCACATCAGCCCTAAATACCTTGTTGTCGGATCATGGTGCAGCACGCGGTAATTGCCCTCTAGGCGTATCTTTCCGTAAAGACAGTAGGAAATACTCAGCACATGTCAACATAGGAACAGAACCACACTATCTCGGCCTGTTTACAACAGCTATTGACGCCCACCGTGCATATCAACTTGCGAAAGCTAAAGTTATTGAGGATTTTCCAGTCAACAACCTGCGAGTCAGAGCCGCCCTTGACCTCAGAGTAGCTCAGCTTCGTGATGATCATGCCAATGGTCGAATAACGCTCAAACTTTGATTCTGCGCGGGCAGAATTGTCCGCGTGAACCAGAAACTTCAGCTAGAATGCTCGACTATGAGCATCTTCGCAACGCTGTCCGACTTCTTTCGCTCTCCCACGCCCGAGGCAAGCACCCTTCAGCCTCCACCATTGCCCAAGGCCCCAAATGCTCCGGTCTCCAAACCTGGCTACCGTAAACAGATTGAGGCTTCTTCTGCGGCGCTGCGCGAAAGTGACCGAGGCATAACCACCTTGGATCGGCTGGTATCAGCACGAAACCTGTCTAACACTAAACAGATCGTCCGGCAACTGTACCACGTAAGTCCTGAGCTGTCCTCTGCTATCACTACGATGTTGAGAGTTGGCATTCCTGAGCGTTATACCGTAGTCGCAAGGAATCTCGATGGGCAGATAGACGCACCGGCGACTGGAGTAGCACATGAGTTGCTGCGCAGACTCACTTACCTCGGTTCTGTTGACGGTAGTTTCGGCCCACAGCAGACACTGCAGTCTCTTAGTGAGCAGCTTGGACTGGAGTTGCTTATTGAAGGGGCGGCTTGCTTAGAAGTTGCGTTGGATAAAGCAAGGATTCCTGCGTCATTGAACCCCATAGCTTGCTCCCAACTGAAAATATATGAGGAAGACAATTCGTTTAGGCTCGTACAAGTTATAGGCGGACAGGAAATCGACTTAGACCTTCCTACGGTTATCTATACCAGTTTAGATCAAGACTTGCTATCGGCATACAGCAGCTCGTACTTAGAGGCAGCTATTCCCACGGTTATGGCCGATTTTGATTTCAGTAATGATACCCGTAGAGCGCTGAAACGCGCTGTACTACCGAGGCTTACTGCCACTATTGATGGTGAGAAGGTTAAAAAGTTGACCCCGCCAGAGATACTTTCAGACGCTACAAAATTTAACGACTACAAAGCTGCTCTCATTTCAGAGGTAGAGACCGTACTTAACAACCTATCCCCTGAAGACGCGCTAGTCAGCTTTGACAGCATCACTTATTCATTCGTTGAAGGCGGCAAAGACCCCGCTGCCATTATTGAGAGAATTCAGGGCGTACTGAATGCTAAATTGGCGTCAGGCGCAAAAACTCTTCCAGTGGTATTGGGCCACGGTGGAACGTCTAATTCCTCAAGCACAGAAGCAGTACTGTATCTCAAACAAGCAAATATAATCAGAGTCAAGCTAAACGAAATCTATTCGAGAGCCTTAACAATCGCTGTAAGAATTCTAGGAAACGACTGCTACTGCGAATTCACCTACGCTCCCATTGACCTACGGCCAGAAGCTGAGTTAGAGGCGTTCCGCTCGATGGAACAGAGTCGCATCTTAGAGCTACTGTCACTCGGTATGGTGTCCGATGAGGAAGCGTGTGTGAAGCTCACTGGAAACTTGCCTCCGGCTGGTTATAAGTCCTTAATGGGGACTATGTTTAAAACAGCCACTGCAATAAACAAGAATCCTGCGTCCAACACCAGTGCTATAGACCAGTCACTAACCCCTTCTACCCCTAAAGAGCCGAAAGGTCCAGCTAAATGAAAACATATTGCAATCCCTGTCTCTGGCTAGGCTCACAAGAGTCCTTTGAAGCCTATTCTTCCGCTGAGGCTCGCAAGATTGCAGACCCCAAGTTCTCAGCCTCCAGTGATTATGCCAACGAAGTTATGGAACAAATCTATAACGTGGAGCAAGGTGTTGGAGTTATCAGCATCAAGGGTTCTCTGGTGGATGGTTCTGCTGGTTACGGTATTTTCTTCGGTGAGACTGGCTACGACGATATTCGTTCCGCACTGGTCGCAGCCGTCAGCAACAACGAAGTCAAATCCATTCTGTTGGACATCAGTTCTGGTGGTGGGCAAGTCTCTGGTGTAGATGACACAGCACAGTTGATTCGCCGTGTCAACGCTGTGAAGCCGGTTGTTACCTATACTGGCAGTATGATGGGCAGCGCAGCCTTGTGGCTTGGCTCGTCGGCTGGCTACTCTGTAGCAGGTCAAACTGCTATCGTTGGTAGTCTTGGTGTGGTTATGGTACACATGGACAAGAGCAAGGCACTGTATGAAGCAGGAATCAAACCCACTGTTATCCGCGCAGGCTCAGAGAAGGCTCTTGCATCGCCCTATGAACCTCTGTCTGAGAAAGCACAGGCAGGTCTACAATCACAAGCAGATATTCTCTATGGTGTGTTTCTACAGCATGTGGCTAGTGCTCGTGGGGTGTCTGCTACCAATGGTGATAAGAAATTTGGACAAGGTCGTGAGTTCATCGGACAGCAAGCTGTGGATGTTGGACTTGTTGACAAGCTGGGCACTTACGAAGATGCTTTTCTGAAGGCCCAGGCGCTTTGCAAGCCGAAGAAAAAGGCATCAATGGGTGCCAATGCGCTTTTTTGTCCGCCTATCACCGCAGACTTGGGCGATAATGCCGAACATACTGAAGGAACCACCATGCCACAACCGTTGACAGATGAAGCACTTGCCGCTATGGCTGCTGGTGTAGAGCTAGAAATTGAAACCCAAGAGCCGGATACGACTCAGGCCCTGGCCGCGTTGACCACTGAACGTGACGCTGCCATTGCTGATCGGGATGCTGCGGCTACCGCCCATGCCACCCAACTGGCTACCGTTGTTGCTGATCACGCCACTGCTCTTGCAGCGGCCTCTGCTCAGATGGCAAAGTTTGTGGAAATCGCACGGAACTCTGTCAAGACGATGGGTATCCATTTTGGTGTCGATGCAACCTCTGTTGCAGCTTTCGATGCTGACCAAATTCTTGTAGAGCACGCTCGTCTGGCTGACCTCTTCAAGTCCAAGTTCAAGGTGGGAGGTGTTGCGGCCACCACCCCTGAAGTGACCACCAAAGCGAAAACTTTGGCATCACCAATGTTCGCCGCGCTTCTCAAGTCCACCGCCAAATAAAGGAGTACCCTCATGGCTGCTAATCATTTCATTGTTCCTACTGGTGTTACCGCACCGGTAACTGTTGTCCGGTTGGGCGCAGGCAACGGCGCTAACGACCGCTACAGCGATGTCGATGCTGGCAAGATTGTCAAACTCGTGGGCGAATCTCGCTACGGCTTGACTGCTGTTGGTGATCCCATCGAAGGCGTGATTGTTGCTGTCGAGAATGCCACTTCCGGCGGATACTCTGTCGGTGGTGTTATCAGTGAAGGCAAGATTTTTGCCACTGCTGATGGCCTGCAAGCCACTCCTGGCGTCGGCGCTATTGCTGTTGGTGACTATGTTGTTTCCGGCACCGCAACTGCCAAGGGTACTGCACTGACCGCTTACCCGAAAGTTTGTAAAGCCACGGCACAAACGCTGGCTTTCTTCATGTGGCGCGTAGTGTCACTAGGTCAAGTCGGTACTGGCGCTGTCGGTACTACCATCGTAATCGAAGCCGCTTGCTAAGGAGCACACAACATGGCATTTTTTATCGACAACGCAGGTAATGCTCAACACGTTGACATCACTCCTGATATTCACAAAGCTGCCCTCGACGCCAATCTTCCCGTCCCCACCTACATCAATCGGCAATACGCTGAAGCTGATCAGTCGCAAGGTTCTGCTTTCAAGCAAATTTGCGCTTCTGTTGGCCTGTGTCTGCCTGGTGCTAACGACTTCGGTATCCGTCCTGCCACTATGGCTGACATCCTTGACGGCAAGGCTGGCTTTCAAGCTGGTGGTACTACCAATGTAAGCGACAAAGGCTCTCCGTTCGGTTCTGCTGCTCGCTCTCTGGCTCCGGTAGCCATCCTCGAGATGATTGAAGACATCGTAGCCAAGGATCGGACGACTGATGCAGTGACCTTCAACCAGTTGGTTGCTCAAGAAATCTCTATCGCCGGTGAAAATTTTATTCAGCCCGTGATTAGTTATCAAACGACCGGCGGGCCGGAGCAAGCCAAGGCACAGCGTGTTTCGGAGTTCTCTGAGCCTGGCACTCTGCTTCGTTTGAGTACTGCAGAACGTATTCGATCCTTGCCAACTGTGACAATGGGTGTGGAGTTTAGCGATAAAGCGTTGCGATCTCTCAGCCTGGATGTAATTGCAATGTCTATTGCGCGTTACAAAGAGGTGGAACTTGACGGGCGCTGCTACTCGTATCTATCTGCCCTCTTCTCAGGTGATGACGATTTGAACACAGGAGCAGTCTCTGCTGTTACTACTGTCTCGCTTGATAGTGCTTGTACTGCTAAGCTTATTAGTCACAAAGCTTGGGTCAAATTTCTTGCGCGTAATCGTAAGAAACGCAACATTACTCATGTAATTTGCGATATTGACACATACCTTTTGATCGAAGGTCGCACCGGACGCCCCGGCAGCAATGCCTATGATCCACGCCTGACTGTCATCGACCCTCAAGCTACCCCTGCAAATGCCGCTCAAATCGGCTTTGGTAACGGTGTGCGCTACATGATTGTGGATGCTGCCGCCGATGGTGGCCCAGTACCAGCAAACACTGTGTGGGCTGTTGACGCGAGTAAGGCAATTATTCGGGCTACAAACAGTCAAGCGCAGTATGCTGCAACGGAAGCATTTGTGATGAGACGTTCTACTATGATGCGCTTCGACTGGGCAGAAACAGTCTACCGCGCATATGGGAATACTGAATTGTCGTTATTCGACGTTCTTACGATCTCTCAATAAGCCTAACGGCGGATAGAAAAAGGCTCCCTAGGGAGCCTTTTTCATTTGTAAGTTTTAACCCATAAAGTCTTACCCGCATCGTAGATTCTCTTGAATCCGTTTAATTCAGCAAGTTCTCTTTCAGTTAAACTTGGGTCATACAACAGCTTTGTGTTGTTAGCAAAGGCAGATTTCTGCAGTGAAGCTTTGTTGATAATTATACCTGATTTGGTGTAACAATAACTAGGAGCTATTTTCCTTTCTGCAGTAAATCCACAGGCTTTGTAAACACTACCTGAGAAGAAACGGTCATCTGAAAATGTGCTAAGTCTTGTAAACCCTAACACTTTATGAGCGTGGGCTATTAGCTTACTGCCCGCTCCTGCCACAGATCTTGAGGCACAAAATCTAACCAACTCACCTTCTGTAAGGCTGGCTCTAGTTCCTCTGCCGGTAGTTTTCATGCTAAAGCCAGCTACTGCTATCAGTTCTGTCTTATTGTACAATCCGTACCAATTACCCGCACCAGCGAAACCTTGAATATGGTACTTGTCTAGTAGCGCTCTAACCTCTATTGCTGATGGTTCCTTTACAGTTAAAGACCTCGCACCTATTCCTTTGACATTGTCCAATCCTATCCTACGTAGTATGCTTCCTTTTATTACTTCTGGCTTAGTGTCCCACTCTACATCAGAGAACATTAAAAAGTCGTAACCAGCCTCGTTGGCTTGGCGTAATTTGTCTATATGACAACTTACACCTACTTTGTCTTCTGTGTGCCAGTAATTACCGTTCAACTCCAGCACTAGATTACCTACAATGAAGTCCGCTTTCTTAGTTGTACCCTTGTAAGGCAAGTTAGATTCTTGTATATAAGTTATCTGCAGGGAGTCTAGCCATGCGGCAACTTTTTCACTGAACCTTGAGATTTGCACTCCTTTACATTCAGGGCACCCTAATGACACTAAATGTACTCCTTTAAGGCGCACTTGTATACCGTGCTTGCTGCACTTGAACATCACATTTCGCTCATCAACTTCTAAGTATTCTAGTCCTGCGTTCACTAGGTTCTCATTCTGTGCCACTCGCTCTAAAAACTCCTCCATTGTTAATGCTTTTTTAATAGATGCACTTTCTATTCCGCATTGAACACATCCGTGTCCTTTGATATGATCTGCATATTTTTGAATAGTGTCTCCGTGTTTCTCACACGTGTACAGTAGGAATGATTGATTCAGTTCTTTATAAAAGTAGCGTTCTCCGTGTACTTCTTTGCTTCTGGTCACTATCTCGTCAAAACTGAGTCTTGATTTTCTCTTATTGCACTTTTCACATCCTGCACCTTGCAAGTGACTACTTTTTTCCTGCTTGATTTCTCCGTGTATAGGGCAGGAATAATTTATGTATTTGCCCTCTATATAATGATATATGAATTTATCTCCGTGCTTAAGCCTAGCTTTTACTTCGTAAGTTTGCAGTGTATCTCTACGCCCGTCGTTCTTTACTGCGTGCCCACAAGGAGGACAACCGTGCCCATGTAAGTGGTCATTTCTCAAATGTTTCTGCTCTCCGTGAATAGGACACTCAAAGACAACTTCGGCGTCCTCCAACCTAGAATATTTATAGTTTTCTCCGTGAATTGCTCTAGCTTTCTCTACAAACTCTTCCAAGGTGTCGCGTGCTCTCCCTTTTCGCTCATATCCACATTGAGGGCAGCCAGTGCCAGCGACAACACGTGCTTTGTCACAAAGCACTTCTCCGTGTACCGTGCAGTTCATCCGTATCTTTCTGCTACCAGGTAATTTGGCAAGTGACTTCAAGGTGAATTTATCACCGTACAGTTCTGCACACTTCGCACGGAACTCTTCCTCGGTATAAGCTCTAGCCATTTTTCTTCTCCTGCGTCTCTAACCACTCCCGCAAGGCTCGTCTGACAATGTCAGACAATTTTAGATGTTCACGGTCTGCTTGTTCTTGCAATAACTTCAAGTGCTCCTGCGGAAGCCTCATGTGCGAGGGGATCAAGATTTCTTTCATGGAATTCTCCGGTGGTAAAGCCACATTGTAGCACGAGAAACGCGTTCGAGCGCGTCAACCCAGACAATCTCACTCCTGCCCCTCCAACTCACTCTCCCCTCAACTCCAACCCCAGCCCCACCAATCTTCGCACCATCGCACTGAGCGTCCTGTCTTCCCGTGCCGCAAGCGCCTTCAGTTTGTCGTAGGTGCCCTGGGGGAATCTGACATGGATAGGCGGGGAGTCGCCCGGCTTGCTGCCGGGCAGGAGGTTGGCTTTGTTCAAATTTCGCATAGAGCACCCGTAAAGGCCACAGTGTAACACAGTAGCAGGATGAATTCCAGCTACAATCCGAAGAAAGGACACTACCATGAAAATCATTGACCCCACAGGCGTTTGGCTACGCAACAATGCACAATTCCCGCTTTGTGACCCAGAGCTAGGCTACACGTTCGAGCCTCAAGTCTTGGTCAAAATCAAGCACTCTGCTTGGGCGAAAGGCCAGAAGGTTATCGCTCTTATGCCTGATCCGCTCGCACCTGTAGTAGCACCGTCCCTCAAGAAAGTGTCGCCGGTCTAAACCATGCTGTACTCTGTAACACCGACCGACGTAAGGGCTGTGCTTGGTGTCTCTGTGACAGAGATACCTGACGCAACGGCATCACTGACTCTGTTTGACAACTTGGTGTCTCTCGATCTGGAGGACATAGCGCTAACTTTGTCAGCAGATTGGGCTACAGTAACCGCAATTACTTCCAAGACAGCAGCCGACTTGCGCTTCCTCAAACTGGTCACACTGTACACGACTTATCTGTATGCCAACGCTTGCTTGCATCAACTGCCACTGTTCTCGGTTCAGACGCTAACTGATGGTAGGGCCTCGTTTACAAGACAAGCTGATCCGTATGAATCTGTGAAGGACGGTATTGCAGGAATGTTGTCTACACTGAAAGCTAGGCTGTTGGCAGCTTACGCAGTGACATTCCCTGATACATCACTTCCGGTTGTAGTATCTACTTTCCCGTCAATCCGAGCAGCTACGCTCGCTACAGACCCTGTCACTAATGCCTAGCATATTTGATGTTGCCAGCCATTTTGACGATGTAATCTGTACCGATGCGTACAGCGGTGCAACACTGTTTGCCGGGCAATTCTCTTCTTTTATCGAGTCTTCTCCTGACGGCTCTACCACGCAAAAGAGAACCCTGTCTCTAGCACCTAATATCAGTCTACCCGCGCGTAGAACAATTAGTTACCAAGGTGAAACTTGGATTGTAGGAGATGGCAATACAGACCTGATTTACAACACTCCAACGAGAAAAGCTTATTGGATGAAGAAGTCGTTCGGGTTGTTCACAAGACTTACACCCCTAGAAGCCTTAAACCTAGCTGTAGGCACATCTTTTCACGCTAGTCTGAAGTACCTTAAAGATACTGTTAACGGAGTGTCAGACAATGCTTATGACCCACAGTGGTCGGTAGCCCTCGCACAAGGCGAGACGGCTAACAAAGGCGACTTCATAAAGCAAGGTTCTACTTATTACAGAGTGCGAGTTAGCTATGTTGATGGTAGTGGCTTTTTACTGGCTGTGTGCGATCAATTGGACGCTGGTAGTTTTGTATCTGTCAGCTTGACTAGCACAGGCGGCTATGATCCTATTACAGATACTTATACAGCCACATCAACAACTGTAAATGCGTTGATGATGGAGCCTTACAAGCTGTACACTTATTTCACAGAGGCTGATCCACGGTTCACTGCAGGCGACAAATCACTGTTAACTGCAGCAGCACTTGCTGTAGGCTCTACCTTGACAATCGCGTCAGAGCCTTGGAAAGTACAATCCAGTTATCCAGAACTAGATGCTTGGGCTAGCCATATTCGGAGAGTGTAGTGGGCATTCTGGAAGCTAGAATGGCTGGGATTAAGGCTTTAGTAGAAAAGAAAAAAGCCGCAGCCGAAGACATAGCCTCTAAACACATCCAGAAGATTTGTTATAGGTTGTTAGACGATGCAGCAACGGCTTCTCCACAGTGGTCTGGTGATTATGCTAGCAATTGGAACATAGTGTCAGGTAGGAAACCTCGCTACGATTCGTATTTAAAGGTAATTCCTTGGCAAAATTTGATCGGTGAAGAGCGTGCGAGAGGTGATGAACTTGCTGTGGAACTTGCCATTGACCGCAGTTACGAACCTATAAGCAAAATTCGTTGGAATATGAAGATTCGTTTGGTGAACACAGCGCCAATAGCCGATGAGCTAGAAGCTATGGAAATAAATCTTCGACCTGTCAATCGTTTAACGCCTGATGTCTCTGTGATAAGTTTTCTTAAAATGAAGTATAGGTGCATTCCATGAGTCAAGAGATAATCCGTGTTGATTTAACCACTGCAATTGAATCTATCCGAACCACGTTTGCTGGGGGCTATACTCTTGTAATTGAGTATGATAATGTGCTGTTGGTGGACACCAAGCTGCAAACAAATCCGTTTTTGGCTGTTGAGATAAAGTTTATTCAAGGTGTGCAAGCGAATATTTCCAGCACACCTTTTCAGCGCGTATATGGACAAGTGCTTTTAAGCGCTGCTGTTCCACAAGGCAGCGGCTCTAGCAAAGCCCTCAAGTTGCTTGACCACTTTTCAAAGGGCCTGCAGCTAAAGGCTTTTGGCACCGTGAGAACTCATATTTCTTCACCTTCGCAGTCGAAGCCTCACCTAGGCTGGGTGTATTTCACCGTCTCGGTGCCTTTTTGGTCGGATCAAAGTACTTGAGGCGGACAAAAAAGAGCGCTGAGGCGCTCTTCTTCATTTCAGCAGGTACACTTCAAGAGTTGAAATTTTCACCCACCGGAGTAATTTATGGCCCTCGCATCTTCCTCACTCGTTAATCTACGCGCTATCAAAGAAGCCACTTTTGGCGTAACCCCTGCGTCAGGTAATCCTACCGTTCTGCGGTTCACCAGCGAGAGTTTGTCTTACGATATTACCAAGAAGTCGTCTGATCAGATCACTTCAAAGCGCACGGTGTCCAGCGCTATTCCGGTTGACGCAAAGACCACCGGCTCTATTGGGCAAGAAGTGCATTACGCAGGTATTGAGCCGTTCATGGAATCTGCTTTGATGAGTACCTTCACAGAATTTGGTACTAACGGTGTTGGTACTGCCTCTACGTCTACAGCTATCACAGCTACTACAATAACTCAAGTTGGTGGTACGTCTTTTGCGACCTTGAAGAAAGGTCAGTGGTTCCGCATCACCAGCTCTGGCACTAACAACGGTAAGATTTTCCGCGTTAGCACTATCGCTGCTGATCCCACGGCAACTGTTATTAATTTGGACACCAATACCCCCGGCATTATCAATGCTACGGAAGGCGCTATTGTTGTTCAAGCTGCTCGGTTGACTCATGGAACTACTCAGTCTAGTTGGACGATTGAGCGTGAGAACAACGACATCGCTGTGTTCATGGCTTTCAAGGGTATGACCGCCAGCAAGATGTCCATGAAGGTTGCTTCTGGTTCTCTCAGCACCGTCAACTTTGATTTCATGGGTCAATCGGCGCTTGAGTCGGATACTACTCTGCTGCCTGGCTCGCCGGTTGCTGCACCGACTTATGATATCCATTCTGGTGTTGCTGGTGCTACCAACGCAATCTGGATGGATGGTGTGCCGGTTGCTGGCACTTACGTCAAGTCTGTTTCTCTGGACTTTGACAATGCTCTGCGTGAACAAGGTGCTATTGGTACGTTGGGTGCAGTGGGCATCGGGGCTGGTAGCATCAACTGCACAGCGTCTGTTGAAGTCTACTTCGCAAACAAGGACTTGTTCACGAAGTATCGTCAGAATACCAATTCCAGCTTGATCTTCTCCAGTACCGATGTTAGCGGCAACGGCTACATCTTCACCGTCCCAGTGGCTAACATCGCTTCTTGGAAGAGCAACGCAGGTGGTAACGGTTCGGATCAAATGATCAGTATGACGCTGACTGCTCTCTCCGATGATAGCAACGCTGATGCTGCTCTGCAGAAATTGTTGTTTGTGGATCGTATCGGCGCAGCAGTGGTATAGTTTCTCTGGGGTGTTGGAAGTGACTGACCCTCTGCGAAAGCAGAGGGCCTTTTTATTGCCTCGAAAACCTGCTACAATCCCTTTTCCAACAACCTAGGAACCACAAAATGATCGACCTTTTTTCTGCCTTCGCCACCGACAACACCGTAGAGCAAGAGGGCACTAAAACCCAACTCCCCAACGCAGGCGACACACTGTTTGTCGTAGCGCGTATGCCCAACAAGAATTACTCCAAGCTGATTCAGAGGCAGGTCAAGATGAATCGTGCCGTGCTTGACAGCAAGGGTGATGCAGCCGCGAAGATGTCTGACAGCATTCTCATCAACGTCATGGCAAAGACTGTTCTGCTTGGCTGGGAAGGCGAGATTACCTACAACGGTAAGAAGTATGCTTACAGCGAAGATGCTGCCAAGATGCTGTTGGCGCACAACGATTTTCGTGAGACCGTGTCCAAGGTGGCTTCCGACATGGACACCTTCAAGCTGGTGAAAGACGAAGACGACGAAAAAAACTAAGGGCTGTTCTCCAGTGGGGTTTTCAATGGGGATCGTCCCTGAAAATGCTGCTGGAAATGATGGACGAAACCGGGGTCGTCCCTCCAGCCTTAGCTAACCGCCCGGAGCTTGACGAAAGCTGGCACTTTCCTCAGCAAATTTGGAGGGAACTCAACGGAAGCCGCCGCTACCATGCGGCAGGTGCAGCAGGCATACCGTTCTCAGAGTTCTACCTGTGGGCACGGGCCTACCAATTCTCTACCCTTGAATTGGTTGACAATTGGGAATCTGTCCACCGGTACGATGAAATTTGGCTTGACGAGCAAGCCATTTGGCAGAAAAGCCAATCTGACCAGAAAAAGTAACCCGACATCAGGTAAAATGTCGGGATGCTGAACCACGCCTGCTCCAATCTTTTGAGGTCAAATCATGAGTGATGGCGTCGTTGATATTGCACTCAATTTTTCTAAAGAGACAGAGAGCGTAAACAAGCTTGCTCTGGCATTCGAGAAACTTGCTATAGCTGCAAAAGACACTAACAAGGCTTCTCTTAATGAGCTTCGCTTTGCTATTAAGAGTTTGTGGACAGATAGCACAGAAACCTTGAAGAGGGTTGTCAGCGATACTTCTTCTTCAATGACAAAGATTAACGAGGTAGTTAAAACTCATCAAGTTAATAAATTATTTGACGTAGGTGCGATTGAAGCCAATCTAAAACAAATCACTGCGGCGGTGTCTACCGCTATGACTGCAAATACGGCAGTCGTTTCTGAGCAGGTGACGCAGCAAATGGCGCTTAACGCTAAAGGGTTTGAAGAAGCTAAACGTATAGCCTTAGAGCAAGTGGCAGAAGAGAAGAGTAAAGGGGCTAAGTTAATAGCTGAGGCAGTAAAGCTGCGAGCAGAAAAGAAAGCTATTGGCGACCAAGAGCTTAATGAGATAAAGGCCCACTACGAAAAAGTGAAGGCTATGGACGTTAATGACGCTAATGCCAGATTCCAGGCGATGTCGTTGGAAGCTCAAAAGCTGCGCGTACTTCGTGTAGAGTCATTGTTAGCCTCTAATGTAGCACCTTCTGCTGTGGTTAAGCGTTATGGAAGTGATGCGATTATTGCTGCGCTGCAGAGTGAGTCTTTTACAAAGGTTGCTGTAATTAAGGATGGCACTGCTGCAGAAGTCGCAGCTAGGTTAGAACGGATTCGTGCCGTAGGTGCCGCTTCTCAAGCGTTGCTTGAGCAGCAAAAGCTGAATAACGCAGCTACTTTGGCGAGCGTAAAGGATCAAGAAGCGACTGATAAGATGCAGATTGCTGCAATCAAAGCTGCTACTGCTGCAGAAGTTGCTGCTATACAAGCTCGTGTTGCTGCCGCCACAAACTTAGCTACCGGCTCTTATCAAAAATACAATCCGAACACAGGAGCGGCTGGCAGTTTGGTAAATCCCATCCACCCAAAAGCCGTCCAAGATACCAACGCCCTGATCGACGCCACCAAATCTCTTACAGGGCACCACAACGCCCTTAACGATGCCACTAGAGGTGTTGTGCAAGGTATGGGGATGTACAGTGCGACTCTTACATCAATCATCCCGCTGTTGGCTGGCATGGCCGTAGGAGGGGCTTTTAAGCAGATGTTTGACCAAGGCCGCGACCTTGAGTATCAGATGACTTTCGTGGCTAAGTTGACTGAGGGTGCTAAGATCGCCACAGAAGACTTTGCTAAGGCTATGCAGGGTTCTCAGTTGAGCACCAAAGAGGGTGCCCAGGGCTTGCGAGCACTTGCGCAAGCAGGTCTGTCAGCAGAAGACGCACTAACAGCACTGCCCTCTGTCATGAATTTGGCAGTGGTCGGCGAAATGCAACTCGGTGCAGCCGCGCTGGTGGCTACTGGTGTAATGCACGCCTTTAACTTGCAGATGACCGACATGCCTCACATCGTGGATGTGATGACAAAGGCCGCAGCCGTATCCAACACCTCTGTTGAAGGTATGGCTACTGCTATTAAGACAGCGTCTGTCGTGTCTGACCAGTTTGGTGTAAGCCTGGAGGAAATCTCTGCAGGTCTGGTGGTTATGGCTAAGCGTAACATCGAAGGTACTTCTGCTGGTACTGCGTTGAAGAACTTCATTACCAACCTGGCCTCAACAACGCCTATAGCATCTGCTCGCATGAAGCAGTTGCGTATTGACGTTTATGACGCTGAGGGTAATCTGAAGAAGATGTCTCAGATTATTCCTGAGTTGGCTACAGCTTTTGTTGGTTTGAACGAGAAGACAAAAAACGAAGCTCTGAAGGATTTGTTCAACGAACGTGGTCGTCGCGCAGCGGCTGCGATGATTAAGGATGTTGAGCTTTACGGTAATGAGCTTGATAGGCTGACTAATAAGTCGGCGGGATTTGCCGCCTCTGTTGTTAGAGACCTCGACCACACTGTTACAGGACAGATTAAAGCAACCGCTAATGCACTATCGTTAAACTTTGATAAGGCTTTTGAGCGTACTGCAGATTCTTGGTCTAATCTTATGTCAAGGTTTAATGAAGCTGCTGGTAGCTCGGCTCTTCAGACGTTTGTAGTTGGTTTGTCTAATAACCTGCTTTTGCTTGTAGACAATTTCGGCAAACTGTCTGTCGCGGTAGGTGTAGGAGTTTTGGCTTGGAAAACATACGCAGAAGCTGTAGCCGTGGCAGAGACCGTGTCAGTTACTGCTACGGCTGCTACTGGTATTGCCGCTGCAACAACGCTTACTCTATCCGGTGCCCTTAGTGCTCTCGGCACAGTTCTGTCTCGTATTTTGTGGCCTGTAGCGGCAGTTACTGCCTTGTACGCTGCTTTTAAGATTTTGTCTGGTGAGATTGATGAGGTTACTGAAGCTTCGGAACGTAGAAATCGTGAGTCATTAGACACCATAGCAAAACTTTATAAAGAAATAGACGCTATACAGGATGAGACTCGTGCGCTACATTTGCAAACTCAGCAGAATATAAGCTTGGCAGACGCTGTTAGACAGGTAGCTGCGGCAAAGAAGAATCTTCATGGTGTGTCTTTGGAGGCAGATATTTCTTCGGCAAAAGCTGATGTTAAAACTGCGGGAGAAGCCTACGGTAAATCCGGCATCTTGGATTTCGTGGCTAATGCTAAGGCTTTGGGTGATGCTCAAGCTAAATTGAGGTCGCTGGAGGCTCAGCAAGCTGATTTTGTTAAGAATTCTGCTGCTCAGGTTTTTCCTAAGCTTATGGCTGACATGGCCTATGCTGCAAAGGAACAAACAAAATCCGTAGGTGAGATAGTTTCTGACCTGAGACTTAAAGATAAGCAACTATTGCATGCTGCGGAAAATGTTATTAGCTCTGATCCAGCGAAATACACTAAGTTGATGGAGGCTCGCAAGGGGTTAATCAGTGTTTTGAATGAGGCTGTTGATTTAGATAACCGTCTAGCGAGCGGGACTGCTGCATTTTCGGAAGGTTCTGCAAAAACTATAAACAACTTAACAGGTTTACAAGGGCGTGCGGTAGGTGCTGCAAAAGCAGTAGACACACTGTACACTTCGTTAGATAAAGTCAACCCCTTTGGTGACAAGGCTGGTAGCGGTGCTTCCAAAGCTAAGACCGAATATGAGAAGCTTGGCGAAGAAATCTCAAAGGCTGTCGCGCTGTCAGAGGCTGAAATAGCAAACAGTGGCAAGTTGTCTGCTGCAGATAAGTTTCGTGCGGCTACACTTAACAGAGTTATCGAGGCTTATCAGAGAGGCGACCTCACTGTTGCGCAGTACATCAAGAGAGTTAACGATGTTACTGATGCTGAAGCTTTGATGCGTCAAGCAGACGCAGTTAAAGAGTTGGAAGCAGCTACCAAGAAAGAGGCTGTTGAGGCAGCGAAGCGTTGGGGTGAAGGCTACACCAAACAGATTGAAGAGGAAGAAAAAGCTTACCTTAAATTGGCAGAGGCTATTGATTCGGTTGATAAGTCCATCAACGCTTTGTTGCGGGAAAATGACGCACTGCAAGAGAGCAACAATCTTGAATTGTCTTTGATGGGTAAATCTGCAGAAGAGCGTGCTAAGGCTATTGCGCAACAACAAATACTTAATAAGTATAAGCTAGAAGAAGATAAAGCCAATACAACGCTTTCTGGTGACGTATTAAAGTCCAAACTCGACTCACTCAACACCGAGAGAGTACGTGCGCTTGATCTTGCAGCGCAGAAGCAGAGTATTGCTGACTGGAACACCACGTTCGACAGTATCAGCAACGGACTGACCGATGCCATCATGAGCGCTGGCAAAGATGGTGGTAAGGGCCTGCGCGACTACTTGGAAGCTGAACTGCTGACAAAGCCGTTTAAGATGGTCATACAGGCTATGGTGCAGCCTTATGCACAGAGTCTAACTAATTTTGTGATGGGGTCTGGAGGCGGCGGTAGCGCAGGACTTGGTGATCTAGGCTACTTTATGGGTGACGGTGCTGGTAACAGCATGGGTAAACTTGACATCGCTGGCTTCAGTATGAAGGAGATTTCAGCCGGTATGAGCTACGCATCGGCTCTTTTTTCCGCGTCAGAGGGCAAGTGGGGCCGAGCGGTGGGACAAGCTCTTGGTCAATACGTCGGTGGCCCACTTGGAGCAATGATTGGCGGTGCAATTGGGAGTGCAGTTGATAAGTTGGCAGGCGGAGAAACGCGCAGTGGTGGTGGGTATTTTTCAGACATCACGCATGGTGCTGTATTTACTGTCGGCCCGAGCGGAGGCGACTTCGCAGCATCGCAGGTTAAGCTTGCTATTGACGAGACCACCAAAGCTATCAATGCCACACTAAAGTCTGTAGGAAGCGCAGTCTCATTGGTTAGCTTTACGGCAGGCTATGAAACATCTGACAACGACCGTGGTGGAGCTACCGCAGGAGCTTTACTCAGCACTGGTATAAAAATTGGTCAAGACTTGAGTGGGGACAACTATGCAGGCACCAAGTACGATCCAACTAAAGGGTTCAACCATGACGCCCAAAGCGCTGTAGCTGCTCTTGACCTCGAACTAAAACAGTCTATCATTGAAACCCTGCAAGCCGCAGGCGACATCCCACAAGCTGTCACAGATGTTATCGATAATGCTTTGGCTAATGCAAATGTTGACAGTGTTGCGAAGCTCGGCGCAGATGCCACCAACGCCGCTGTATCCGCGCTCAATGCTATTATTGGTTCGGTTGAAGTATTCAACAAGATTGTTACCACATTGCCGTTTAAGGAGTTGGCAGACCTGAGTTTTGATACCGCAGCAAGTTTGATTGAATTCTCAGGTGGCATTGACAACCTCGCGTCAAACCTCAGTGGTTTTTACACAAATTTCTATTCTGAGCAAGATCAACTAGCGCTCAAGATCGAGTTTGCTAGTAAAGCCTTCGCAGACCTTGGTGTTGCCCTGCCAGCCATCGACGGCTCAACACGCGACTGGTACAAATCTCTGATTGATGCACAACTGAAGCTCAATCAAGGCGACGAAGCAACAGCAAAAACAACCGCTAGTCTGCTTGCTTTGCAAGGGGCAGTCAGCGAACTCGCACCCACTGTAGAAGTAATCAAGTCATCCATTGCCGGAACAACCGAAGCCCTCAAGAATCAGGAATCTTGGCAAACCAAGCTCGACATCGCAACAGGCAAAACCACTGCGCTTGAAGTCGAAAAGCTCGCAGCGCTGGAAGCCGCAGACCCTGCGACCAAAGCCATTGTCAACGCATACTACGACATGGCCGATCCTGCCATTGCCAAAGCCATTGTCGATGCTCAGAACGAGATCGCCATTGCAACAGGCCAGACCACACAATTAGAACTCGACCGCGCCGCCGCGCTGCTGACTGCCAACGATGCAACGCGCCCGCTTGTCAATACGCTCTATGATCTGAAAGAAGCCGCAGCAGCCGCGGCAACACTCAATGGCGTGATCGAAAAGTATTCTCCAACGACCACTAGTCAGGCCAGCGCATCGCTACCCGCAGGCATCGGTGACAAACTGCTAGGAATGGACAGCGCAGACATCAAAGCCGCCATTGCGCAATACGCGCAAGACCTGCTAGACCTCGGTGAAGCTGGCTACGCTGGTGCCGCGCAACTCGCCACAATGACCGACGCCATTGATGTGCTTATAGCCAGCAAGGCCCGCATTGAAGGCTTTAAGGACGAAGCTGCAAAGCTGTCAATCGAGCTACTTACCGCGCAAGGCAACACAGCAGGCGCGGCCAACGCTCTGCGCGAGCTTGAGACACAAGGATTTTCAGACGCAGAGATAGCTGCATACGATTACAACCAGTCACTACGCAACCAGATCACGGCTATCAATTCTGCAAAGGCCGCACTGGAGTCATTCAACACCGCCGCTGCATCCATCCGGGGTAGTCAAGACATCATTGCAGGGACTTCGGCGATTGATGCAGCCCAGCGCGAACTCACGCTGTCGCTGAACACGCTCAACGCTATGATGAAAAAGCGCCCGGATATTGTGACAACTACTGCCGCAACATCGGGTTCAGCAGCAGTCGGGTTTTTTGAAATGTACCCCGATGCGCTCTCTTACTTGGAAAACTTTGCAACAACGCAAGCAGCAGACTTTAATGCGTATGTCGGCGCAAATGCAAAACTCATCGGGCAATCGCTTGATTCACCCGCTTGGGCGAACGAGCTTTACGACCTGATATCAACCAATGGCGATGCAACCCTGCGCGCCATGGGTGAAGGCTGGATTAACCCGGACATCAACGGCATTGTCAAGGCCGCAGTGGCCGCAACCGCAGCAAGCACCACCATTACCCCAGGTGGCATCAACTCATCATTTGTGCCGTTTACTGACGATCAGGCCCGCACTATCGGTGCTGCTATTGCCGCCGGTACAGTAGCTGAAACTGACTACACGCCAGCACAGATTGCCGCATTCACCACCTTCATGGGTAACGCCGCAACCCTGACAACCGCGCAAAATACAGCAGCAGCAGCGGCAGCAGCAGCGGCAGCAGCGGCAGCAGCCGAGGCAACAAAAACCGCAGACGCCATCCAGGCCATCACCGACGGGCTGACAAAAGAAGGCAAGAGTTTGAACATTGCGCTGCTGGAGGCGCAAGGCAACATGACCGGCGCTGCGGATGCTGCAAAAGCACTGGCAACCGAAGGAATGAACCCGCTTCAAATCGGTCTCTGGGTGGCAAACGAGCTTGTCAAAAAACAAACCGCCACACTAATACAACACAACACCCTGCAAGATGAGCTCAACAGCCTGACCGATACCAGCACCGAAGCACTGACACGCCAGCGTAACGCGCTTGACGAAAGCAACCGGGCACTGTTTGACCAGGTGCAAGGCATGAAGGGCATCAAAGCACTGCGCGAAACATATGCCATACCGCAGACAGCCGCGCAGACCGGTGCAGCGGTTACAGCCGCAGGCTATGACGTAACAGGCTTGGACAGCGCAGGCATCAAAGCCTACATCAACGGCATTCTGAACGACCCGAAGATGTTTGAAGCGGACGGTAAAACACTGACTGCATTCGGCCTTGCAACCGAAAAATCACTGACTGGCCTGACCGGTGCCATCAACATACTTGGCACAGCAGGTGATGCTGTAACCGCGAGCATCAAGGGGCTGACAGACGAAGGCACCAATCTTGCGATTGAATTGCAACGCGCCCAGGGCGATATCGCAGGCGCTACCGCAGCGCAGCGGGCTATTGATATTGGCAAATTCACCGGCACAGCAGACCAAATAGCCACACAGATAACACAGTACGATGACAACGCGCTGACCCGCACGGCCATTGCAAATCAAACCAAAACAAACGAGCTAACCGACCAGCTTAACGGCTTGCGCGACACCGAGGCCCAAGCACTGATGCGCCAGCGTGATGCGCTGTCGTCTGTCAACCAACTGATATTTGATCAGATCCAAATCTGGACAAAGTACAACGATCTCCAAGCCACTTTCAAAGTACCGCAATCGCTGGCCGATGCGTCAACCGCAGTAGCCGCCGCAATGCTTGATGTAACCGGGCTTGACAGCACAGGCATTGCAAACCTTGTCAATACAGCGCTGTCAAATCTCAAGCTCGACCCGACACTGTTTGACCAGCTAACGCAAGATTGGACAACAGCAGGCGACCTTGCTGTATCAAAACTGTATGGCGTGAAAGACGCGCTGCTGATTGTCGGCACTGCTGCTGATTCGGTTATCGCAACGCTTGCGACAATCTCCGATCAGACCACGGCAAACACCGCAACACGCGGCATGACGGCGTTGCAAAAATCACTTTATGATGTTGACCAGCAAGTGTCAACATGGATCAAGTCGCTTGTCAAAGACGGCATGACGCTGGAAGAAGCCACGACGGCCACGGCCAATTACAGCAGCACCACAAAAGCGGGCATCAACGAAGATGCAGCCAACTCCGCAGCCGACATCCTCAAGGGCATCAACACAGAATTCACCAACATCGGCAAAACCGGTCTTGAGATAACCCTCGCTGGCATCGACCAGCGCGGCGTTGAGCTTAAAAAATCCCTAGCAGACTTGGGCGATACATCCGCCACCAGTATTGCCGCAGTCGATCAGCTAACCGGAGCCTTGCGGCTTGACGCCATCAACCCGGCTGCTGACAAAGCCGCGCTACTCAATAGCCAGCTCGATCTGTTGGGCCAAATTGCCCAGGTATCAGGCGACTATGCAGGCGCAGCGGCCATCAAGACCCAGCAGCACGCCATAGCACTTGCGGCGCTAGACCCGGCGCTACGCGAGGCTACACAAGCCCTGTGGGATGCGCAAGATGCAGCAGAGCAACTTGGGAAAAACAACGGGCTACAGAGTCGCTTGCTAGGCGCTACAGGCAATGATGCAAGCCTGCTTGCCTTTAACAGAAACCTTGAACTACAAGGCGACTGGACTGAGGCGCAAAAAGGCATGCTGCAAGCCATTTACGACGCCGAGGATGCTGCAAAATCAAGAGAGACAGCACTACAACAGCTTGACAAAAACAACAGCCTGAAAGGCCGTTTGATCGGTGCAGGCGGCAACGAAGCAGCCATCAACGAATGGAATCGCAGCCTTGAACTCGCTGGCGACTGGACTGATGCGCAGCGCGACCTGCTGAAAATGATCTACGTCGCCGAGGATGCGGCCAAGCTCAACGCCGAGGCGCAGAGAAAGGCCGAAGAGGCAGCCGCCAAAGCCGCAGCAGACAAAGAATCGTCAATCAAAAGCTACTCTGATTTTGAGCGTGAAACATTCTCCCTCAAGCGCCAACTGCAAACCGGCAAAGCTGACACAGGCAAAGCCGACTTCATGGCAACGCTGACCGGCTCTGCTGACGTTTACGGCTTGGGCGAAGCATTGTGGGATTTGAATAGCGCACTCAGAACCACCATCGAGTCAATGGCAACTATCGCCGGGATGCAGGACGCCAACGCACTCAGCCAGATTGACCTGCTGATAGCGCAAGGCAAAACCGCCGAGGCCACCGCACTGCGCACATCCATCGAAATAGCCAAACTGCCAAAAACCGTATCTGAAGCGGCATTTGCTGATATCGATCGCCTGTCAAAAGAGCGCACCGCCGCCCGCACCAAAGCATACTCACTTACTGATAGCGTAAATGCAACGCAATACGAGATAAACCGCCAAAACTCGGGGCAGACTACCCTTCAAGACCAGATCACAAGTCTAACCGCTGAGATGACCGACCCGAAATGGGACGCAGCCACAAGAGCATCGGTGCAGGATCAGATTGACGTGTACAAAAAAGCAATCGCTGATAGTCAAGCCCTTGAAGATCAATTGGTTATCAGCCTTGCTGATTTCAAAGAGCAATCGGAAATAGCCAGCACCGGTATCGGTACGCTGACAACAGAAATTGAAAAACTTGCCGAAGGCACAACCGACGCAGCCCTTGAGATATACAACGCAGGGCTTGAACTCAAAGCGCAGATAGCTAGTATCGGCACGCAAAAATCCATCTGGGAAAAATTCGCAAGCGAAGATCAGAAAAAGGCTAAAGCCACCACAGACCTTGCCACCGGATTTGATGCCCTTGATCTTGCCATTCCGGCCACCGCCGCCGAATTCCTCGCACTGTCAGAAGCCGCTGACCCGGCCACCGAAGCCGGGCGGCTGGTGATTGACACCCTTGGCGCACTGACCGATGCTTTTGCTCTGTTGCACCCGACAGCCCAGGCCGCAGTTGACATCACCAAAGACTATGAGCGCGCACTATTGCAGGCACAAGGGAATGCGGCTGGAATTGCCGCACTTGACAAAGCAGAACTGAACAAGTCGCGCAAAGACGCAGGCTGGACAGACGCGCAAATCAGCACAGTCGATGCCGCCACCCTTGCCACCACAGATCGAGGCTGGCAAGAGCAACTCGATGTACTGACGGGCGCGTCAACACAAAAACAGATCGACCGCGCGAGGGAGTTAGCCGCTGTCACTGATACCACTACGCTGGCCCTGATGAACCATGTATTTGCCCAGCAAGACCTGAATGAAATAGCAGACGAGCGCAAGGGGCTGGAGTCAGAGCTACTCACCGAGCGAGGCGACACAACTGCACTGCGGGCGCTTGAACTTGCCACACTCGACCCAAGCAACCAAGCGCTAAAAGAGCGCATTTGGGCATTGCAGGATGAAAAAGACGCACTGGCAAAACTGCAAACAGCAGTCGATCAGTACCAGTCTACCCAGGCCACAATGGCTAGCCAGTACAAGGCATTTCAGGACGCCGTCACCAGCACCAGCGCCGCCGTCACATCCGCCACTGAAGCCATCACCGCAGGCTACATCGCCGCAGCAAAAGCCAAAGAAGATGCAGACTCGGCAGTTTACGAAGCCCAACGCAGCATCAACGACAGCTACAACAGTTCAGTTGATGCGGTTGATGCAGCGCAAAAGGCTGTTGACTCCCTCATTGCAAAAACTGGTGACAGCCTGCGCAAGTTTGCCAAGTCGATCAAAGATTTTGTGTCCGGGCTTGACCGTGATTCGGCAGTGCAACTCGACCCATTTGCCAAACTCTACGCCGCTCAGCGCGACTTTGCCGAGAATGCCGCCAAAGCTCTTGGTGGCGACACCGACGCGCAAGGCAAACTCACCGGCATTGCCAACGACCTGATAACCGCGTCAAAAGACACCGCAAGCAGCCGCGTTGACTACCTGCGCACCGTCGCCCTGCTGAAAAACAAGCTCCTCGGCATAGCGGGCTCAGCAGAGACAAAGGCCGGGCCAGCAGAGCAGACTGTTGATGAACTCAAACTCGCAAATGAAGCCCTTGAAAAGGCCAAAGAAGCGCAAGCCAAATGGTACGACGCCTGGGTGGCATCGGGTGCCAGCACAAAGACGTTTGAAACCGATTTTCTCAAGGCGTACAAAGACGCTATCAAAGCGCAAGAGAAGGCCGGTATTGATCTGACGGCATGGGAAGCTGCACTTGCCGAATCAGGCGCACCGACAACAGAGGCTGTAAAGGATTTTGCAAAAGATTGGCGCGAAGCGCAAGCAGACTACACCAAAGCAATAGCTGACTTGGCCGCCGCTGATCAAGCGCTGATAGACGCTTTTGGTACTGGCGACCTATCTGGCCTGCTGGTGTTAAAGACCCCGCTGGAAGAATTCGCCCTCGCCGTTGACGCATTCAAGACTGCAAAGATCGAGATTGACGGGCTGGGCGGAATTGAGAAAGCTATAGCCGATCTGGCCGCCGCGCTGACGAAAACTACCACAGATACAACAGGTGGCGGTTTGACAGACGCAGTTAACGCCGCCAACGCAGCAGACTTTTATGCCGAATTGGATAAGTCCAAATCGACCGGCGTGTATCGACGTGCCCAGCTAAATGGCGGGCCGATTGCTGTGTCTTTTGGTGCCGACTTCGGGGCCGCCTATGAATCAGCAGTCACAGCGGATTTTATAAATACATGGATAGCAACCAACGGTAATCGTGATTACACCAAAGACGAAATCACGGCCATGAAAGATTGGGCGCATGACAAGGGCTTACCGGGCTTTGCCGTTGGCACCAACTATGTGCCGCACGACATGGTAGCCAACATCCACCAAGGCGAAGCCATCATCCCCGCAGCATTCAACCCTGAGCGCTACAACCGGGCCAGTGGCAACGATGCGCTGGTGGCAGAAATCAAAGCACTGCGCGAGGAAGTCAAAGCCCTGCGTACTGCAAACAGCGCAGAGAACAACGCTATTGCCGACAACACCCGCAAAACAAAAGTGGTGCTTGAGAAATTCGACATTGACGGCCTGCCAGCCACACGGGATTAAGCCATGCTCAAAGTCATTAAACCCACTGTCATCACCCCGGCCATGCTGATCAGCAGTGATGCGCCGGAGGCTGATAACCCTGCCTACAGCGCCGCCACTACCTACGCGCTGGCAGACAAGGTGATGTATGAGCATCGCAACTACGAGTCATTGCAGGCCAGCAACACCGCGCACACGCCAACAGACCCGGCATCTGCCTGGTGGCTTGATCTTGGCCCCACTAATCGCTGGGCCATGTTCGATACTTACATCAACACCGGCACCAGTTACGACACCACACCCGGCGCATTCAAGGCTACCGTGCAGCCGGGCGTCACCACTGCCGTTGCACTGCTTGACATCAGCAACGCCAGCAGCGTTAGCGTAAAAATGGTTAATGGCAGCACCACGGTTTACGACCAGACTATCAATCTCGATGACAGCATCATTACAGATTGGTACAGCTACTGGTTTGATCCATTCGACATCAAAAGCGACGTGCTTTTCACCGGCCTGCCGGTTTACTACAGCGGGAAAATAACCATTACTGTCACGCCAGGTGTGCCAGCCGCAACGGTCAGTCTTGGTGCCGCAATGTTTGGCACGATAGCAGAAATAGGGCAGGTGCAGTACGGCGCGACATCGGGCATCACTGACTACAGCAAAAAATCAACCGACGATTTTGGTGTTACCACCCTGATTCAGCGCAGTTACGCCAAACGCACCACTTACAGCCTGACCATTGATAACACCGAGTTGCGTCGGGTCTATTCAATCCTTGCTGCACTGCGTGCCACACCCGCTGTATGGGTGGCATCCGATCTGGTTGATCTGTCAATCCTGACCGTCTTTGGATATTACAAAGATTTTTCAATCAATGTTGCTTACCCGACTTACAGCACCTACTCCCTGGAAATTGAAGGAATGATTTGATGACTACTTTTACAGCGCCTCCCACGGCCCCTAGCCGCAGTGACCCGTCAACCTTTACCGTCCGCTCTGATGCATGGCTGGAGTGGATGGAAACCACCCATGTGCCGGAAATAGCCAACTTCACAGCCGCGCAGGAAGTGCGCGAGCAAACCATCATGGCAGACGTAGCGCTTTGGGCGCTGATTTTCAACTAAAGGCAAGATATGACAACCACTCTCAAATCATCAAGCAACGGCCCCGGCATCGGCTGGAATACCGTTTACGAATGCCCGGCACTCACCAATGCCGCAGTCATCAGCGCAATATGCGCCAACACCGGAACAGTTTCACAAAACGTCTATCTTGGCAAAAAGGCGGCCGATGGTGCTGTGTCTGCATTGACAGGGGCCATTGCGGTAGCCGCCACCACATCTGTTGATTTGCTGGCTGGCAAAGTCACATTGTCGGCAGGAGAATCCATTGTTGCAAAAGGCAGCGGCTACTGCATCGAAAAAGGCGAATCAACCGCCAGCATGGGCACCGTCAACGCCATTTATGGAAACGACACCAGCACCCTAATTGCAGCCACCAGCACGGGCATTTGGCGCAGCGCAGACAAGGGTGTTACATGGACACAGGTTTACAGCACCGCAGCGGTGACGGCCTTGCCGGGTGGCTACATCGGAACATCCTGGTTCATTTATTCATCCGCTACAGCATCACTCAAATCAACAGATGACGGGCTAACCTGGGCCGCGCAGGCCGTTACCAATGCGCCGACGATTGTGTCAACGCATACCGGCGGTATCGTTGAAGTCCCCGGTGGCTATGCTGGGCTGTTCAGCGGTACGGTTATGTCAATAACAGCAGACGGCATCACATGGGCAACAAAAACCGCTGTTGCGGCAGCATGTACCGCTCTTTGCTGGACGGGTACAAACTGTTGCATGGCAGGCGCTACCGCCCTGTACTACAGCCCAAACGGTACAGCATGGACAACGGTTGCGGCAGTATCAATCACCGGAGCGACAGGAGGGGTAGCCGCCAAGGGGCTGCTAAGTGATGGTGCTGGTGTAGTGCTCGCTATTGGCGCAACGGCGTCAACAGGTTCACGCAGTGCTAACAACGGCGTAGCATGGGCGGCAATATCTGGACCGGGAAATTTATCTGTTGCAGGCCCGCACATTTACACAGGCAGTAAATTTTCAGTGCTTGCTAACGGCGCGTCAAGTTACTACACGTCCACCGACGGCTCCACGCTCACATGGGGCCTCGCGCTTAACGCCTCCGTCACCCCAACGATGGTTGCAAAGATGACCAGCAACCTGGCATTTATCTATGGCACCAACATCTACACCAGCCTGGACAACAGCATGACCGGCTTTGGTGGTGCAGTCGTTACAGCAAGCGTGATGGAGGTCGCATGAGCCTCAAATACGTTGGCACCCAGCCAAGCCCATACCCGGCCAGCGCCATGACCCGTGGCGGGTTTCGCAACCGGTTCACATTCGCTGAAAAAGTAGCCATCAAGGCCGCAGAGGCCACCGACCCCATGCTTCAGGTATTGGCCGATGACCAATCACAGGCCACCTTTATTGATCTGGCCGACCCCAGCGTGACAGCGGGGCTTGACCTGCTGATCTACAAAGGGCTGATCACCGCAGAGCGCAAAGACGAGATTCTTAGCGCACCGGTCACAGATCAAGATCGTCCATTGTTTTAAGGAGCCTCCATGAAAACCCTTGTCCTGCTTTTTGCCTTGCTGCTGTCAGCCTGTTCGACCACAGAATATGCGCAGTATTCAGCCGCGCAGGAGACTATCGCAATCGAGCGAGCACGGTCTGAAACCGCCCGTTATGACGCACTGGCCCGCATTGCAGAGTCAGGCGACAGCAGCGCACGGGTAGCGGCGGTAATGGCTATTGCTCTCGGACAAGGTGGCGGACAACAACAGCCGCAACAGGTAGCCGCACCAGTACCAGCTGGAGAAACCGCTTTACGCTGGGCTGGCCTTATCGTGCCCGGCCTGGTGCAGGCTTACGGCATTCGGGCTAATTCGCAGGTGGCTATCAACTCATCAAACAACGCCGCCGCTGTCGCGCAAAGCACGAATGCGACATTTGCAGGCATGGGCCAGTCAATCGCCAGCACTGCGCAGAGTGGCGCAACAGGCATGCAGGGCATTGCCAACTCAGGCGCAACAGCATTACAAGGGCTGGCAGGGGCTGGCTACAGCGCACTCAACAGCGTAGCGTCAAACAGCAGCAGCACACTGGCTACCGTTGCCACCTCTGGCAACACCGCGCTGCAAAATGTGGCGACAAGCGGCAATACCGCACTCACCACGGTGGTAAATTCTGGCAACGCTGGTATGGTGGCAATAGCTGGGGCTGGTACTGCTGGGCTTGTCGATGTTGCCAAGTCGGGTAACACCAGCCTTGTCACCGTGGCCGGCGCCGGGATGACAACTGCGCAAGCACTCGCCACCAGTGCAAACACCGCGCTTGTCGATGTTGCCAAGGCTGGTAGCGCAACGACCACCGCTGTTGCGCAGTCAGGAGCTACCGCAGTCGCGGCAGGATTCTCTGCAATGGCCGCCAGCAACGCAGGCATGACTGGTGTAGCCACGGCAGCGGTAAACGCAGCAGCCGCCACTGTAACCCCGACCGTCACCAACAACACGACAACCACCACGACAACGACAACGCTGTCGGGCACGGGTACGTTGGGCAGTGGAGCCTACAGCACAACCGACAGTCACGCCGTCAGCACAACCACGGCCACCGATGATCATTCGGTGATAAACCCTGCGCCAGTGGTGATAACCCCGGTCGTGCAGATTGTGCCGACTGTCACCACCCCGACTGTCGTTGTCATCCCAGACACAGTTGTCATCACACCCATCGTCACAGGTGCCCAATGAAGCTGGGCCGAATCCTTACGATTCTCTACATCCTTGACAACCTGATGTTGGCGTTGCTGACACTTGGAAATTGCAGAGTGGGGGAAACCCTGTCAAGCGTTGCTTGGGAGCTTGAGCTTGACGGAAAGCTGCTGGGGCGCATATTCCGCCCACTGATTGACTTGATATTTTTCCCAATCGAACGCGAACATTGTCTCAAGGCATGGCGCACATTTTTGAAAATCACGAAAGCCACCCAATGACTGAGGAAACCGAACTGAACCGACGTGCAAGTGACAAGCTGCAAACGGATATCGACTTGTCCATTGCAGCCGAAAACGACCCGCGACAGCGTGCGCTGCTGATCATTTTGCAGTCTATCAACCGCAGCCTGATCGCCAACACACGGGCAACCCAAGACACGCAGATTGAGGTTGAGAAGCACCGGCAAGACTTTATGGTTCATCTGCGCAATTTCGAGTCTCACGCAATGAATGAAGAGGCATTGCTTAATAAGGGACGTGGGGCATGGTTCATAGTCGCCATCGTTTTATCTATAGCCCAATCCCTCCTGTTGTACGGATGGAATGCCTCGCGCAATGAGATTGAGGCAATGAAGGCGCAAGCAGTGGCGGCGCAGATCACCCACGAAAAACTGATGGGACGACTGAGCCATTTGGAGAAATCGAAATGAGCTTTGAGACATCTATCGAGAGAATCTTGGGTCATGAGGGTGGTCTTGTTGACGACCCTAACGATAAAGGTGGATTAACTCAGTGGGGAATTTCCCAGCGAACATACCCCAAGCTGGACATTAAGGCACTGACCCGTGAACAAGCCATTGCACTCTATCGCAGAGACTTTTACGAGCCGATTGGTGGAGATAACCTACCCAAAGGGGTTGCTTACCAACTGCTCGATACCGCTATCAACTCAGGCATCAGCACAGCTTTGCGCATGTTGCAACGTGCAATCGGTGTTGCTGATGACGGTCACATCGGGCCAGTCACCTTGGCTGCAATTAAGGCCACAGAACCTCACGATTTAGTGATGCGCTTCATCGCAGAGAGACTTGAATTCATGACTCGCTGTTCTGGCTGGCCCACATTCAGTCGCGGCTGGACTCGCCGCATCGCTACAAATTTACGCTACGGAGCAGATGATGTTTGATAAGCTAAAGGCAGGGCTTGCTGTTCTGCGTCACGGAAACGAGGTGTCGAATGTGGAGGCTTGGAAAACTGGACAGATCACCGGCACAGTCTTGGGTGCGCTATTCATTGCGTTGGCAAACTTGGCACAAGCGTTCGACTATCCGTTCCCGCTTGATGCGGATAGTGCAAATGCTGTTGGTGCTGGTTTGGTTGCTTTGGTCAACATTATCCTTACCTCAGCCACTAGCAAGAGAGCGGGCATACTGCCAGCCGCTAAGCCAGATGGAGAGAGCGATAGTCAGATCAACTTGGGAATGTCGCATCCAGGAATATCTCAAGCAACTAGAGATGCCGCAATGCGGTCTGTCAGTCAAGCCAATGATCCGCTGGCAGGACTTGACACCACTTACACTCCTTGACGCTGTAGAAGGCGTTGAGGTTTCTTTTCACTGCACTTTTTGAAAGACTCACATGGTACAATTTCTCGAAATCCTCTCCCTGATAGTAAAGCTGTTACCTCTCATCAAAGAAACTGTCATCGCTCTTGAGGGTATGTTTCCTGACAGCGGCACTGGTGCAGCTAAGAAAGCCCTGCTCAACAATGTGCTCGATCAGGCTATCGACGCATCGAGCACTCTGGCTGCCACTTATGCAGCCGCTAAACCTGCCCTGCAAGTCATCATCGACACGGTTGTTGCTGTTACAAAAGGCAAGCCAGTCGGAGGTGTATAATGAGCGACACACGCGAAACGCCGGTAGAGACCGACAACAAGGCCGAACTGTTGGCCGCGCACAAGGAAAAAGGGCTAACCCAGACAGTAGCCGCATTGCGCAAAGAGTTTGTCGAAGAAGAGCCTGACCCTATCCCTCCAAGAGAGCACGGTGTCTTTTGGAGGGGTACTCACGAATGAGTAGCAAAGTGACCCTTGCTGCCCGTGAAAGATGCTCAGCCTCTACCTTACAGGAACAGTTGCTTGCCATGCGTGTCGTTGAACTTGCTCTATTGGAGAAGCGAGCTAAACTGCTAAAAGCAGAGATAGCTCGTATGGAGGCTGAGGCAGATCAAGCTGATATTGCTACAGCATTTGCGGCTGATAAAGTGCAGCCTGAGCCCTTACCGAAATACACTGCGCACTCTTGCGGTATAGAAGGTTGCGCAGTGTGTGACCCTACTTACGGATTATGAAATACGTTGCAACACTGGCTATCCTATTTTTCGGTGCTTGCATGGCTTGGCTGTGGCGGCTTGCGGGTTGAGGCAATCCTGAATTCGCTGCCCGGCCCGCGAATCACCACCGTCTGCATTCAGGCCACCGCACCCAGGTCGAGCAGCCCTTCGCGCCGGGCGCAGGTCAGGCAGTCAAGGTGCAACCACCCTGTGGCGTTGCGATAACCGGCACACTGTTCAAGCGGGTAGGTCATTTTTTGGTGTTCCACAATGTGTAATTGACAGCTCATCTATCGCGACCTTATCGCCACAAGTTTTGCAGGCCCTGCCTTCAGCAAAGCTCCGCTTGCCATATTCGATCATCTGTTCTTCGGTGTAGCCAAATATATACTCATCGAAGTATCCGACCCCGATGCATGTTTTCTGTGGTAGTGGTGTTGTTATCATGGCTGCGCTCCTGGGACTGTGTAGAGGGGTTCAAGCCACCCTCTGAGATATTGCGGACTGTTTCGGTAACGCTCATCCCACTCTGCTTTGCGGTTTTCATTTCCCGCAAAGTCGTAGTATATATAGCCGCCTTCTCCGTCAAACTCTCGCCAAGCGGCAGGATTTTGCTGCTTGATAGCGTCCAATTCTGCACGCATCAATGCGATATTCGCCGCAATCGCCAATGACGCATTACCGTGAATGGGCCACGTAGCTGGATCAGTTCCGATTATCTCAGCTACGGCTTTGCGCAACTCAGTCATACGCGCTTTTGCTGTAGCAAGCTCTGCACGAAGCTCGTCCCGTTCCTTTGTAACCAGCGTTAGGCTATTGGCTGCTGCGTACAATTCGTTTATTTCTCTTCTGGTGGGCATGGTGGTTCCTTTCTAAATCTAGGCATAGGGTAGTAGTGATCCCAGCCGTGGCCGGGCCAATACTCGCGCAGGTAGCCAATGCCTTGTGCTTTCTCTATCACAAGACACTTAGCACCTGTAGGCGTGTTTTCGTCAATTGGTATCCAGAAAACCTCTGTGGATACAAGGGCAGTGCCCTCTGCGTTAAGTTTGTGGGTCATGTTAGTCCCGCAAGAATGTGTACCATTTTGAAAGCTCTTCGGCCCTTCGCCGTGTCTCTCTGTGCGGCGCACCGTATCCCGAGCACGCTTGCTCAAGCTTATCTATCTCAGCCTGAGCACGTTCCACAGTCAGCGTATAAAAACGCTCTATCCAAGTATGGTCAAAAATCATTCGACCTTGCGAAGTGCCTTTTAGCAGAACCTCTTGAGGTTCGTCAGGCCCAACCACAATACACTCGACAGTTACACCATGTTCAAGACAAAGCCTTCTGACTCTATCTGCCTCTCTTGAGTCTGCAAAGACAATTCTGTCACCCTCTTTAACACTCTCCACCAACGAAGTGGTTCGTCCAGACCCGCGAGAAGTTTGCATAACCACGCTAACCGCTGCTTGCACTGCAGTGCCAATCCCAAAATGACCCATAATTACTCTCTTAAATTACTAAAATGTTAGCGGCCAACGTATCGGCCAATTCGCTGTGAGTCACCAACAGCACCTGTGCATAGCCAGCACGAGTTATGGCAGTCAGCAAGGCCAATTCTCGCTCTGCATCACAGCCTGCGGCAGGTTCGTCTAGTAAACAAAAGTCCACATTCCCGAGAAAAGTCTTTTGCAGAGCCACTCGAACAGCAAGTCCGAGTATATCCTTAGTAGACCCACTGTAACTGGAAGCTGGTTTACTGTCAATAGTGAATTTATTGCTATCTCTACCCACCACACTGTTAACCCCTCGCATTTGGCTAAACACAGTTGACACGCTGTGCAGAACTAAAGACCACAACTCCTTAGCCAACGAGGGACGCACTGTACGCAGCTTGGCGATTAGAGCGTTATTGGCTCTGTACTCATCTAGTGTACTCTGCAGTGCAGCCTTGTTACTAACTGCATTTGCATAATCTTGCATCTTGAGCTTATACACGGCTTCTGCATTCGTCTTGGCAATTCCAGCTTCGTTAAGCTTAGCCTTCTTTTCTTGCAAAGTTCTATCTGCAGCGGCTCTGGCTACCTGTGCTCCCTGGTAACGCATCAAGATTTCCAAGTATGGCTCAATTTTTCTCGGTGCGGGGAGCTTAGCCAACTCACTGTGGATGAGGTCTTGTTGATCCCTGACAGCCTGTACCGTTTGCAACTCACGCTCATAGATACTCTTGCGTGAATGCCAAGCCTTGACCAACAAAGAGTAGTCCGTCAAATCCGGCTGATCGCTGATCGCAGGGCCAGTCCAGATCACACAAGGCGGGCAGTAGTCTCCATCTACTTTAACGTAGCCGCCTAAGCGGTTCACAGTCTGTAGTGCGTCCTCAGTTAATTGTAACCGCTCACGAAGGTTGACTGCTAACCTTGCGGCGCTGGCGTAGCATGTCTCTGTGTCTCGTATGTCAACATCCAAAGCATCTAAGGCAGCAGCTACTCGCTGATTGATAGTCACAACTTCAGGCACCTCTGTTAACAGCTTGCCGCAAAGTTGACAACTCTCATCATAGATACCCTTAGCCTCCAACTGCGCTCTCTTAATGCGCAAATCAGTCAGCTTAACTGTCAGAGTCGTGCAATCAGCCTCAGCCTTGTGCGTCTCGCCCTTTAGTGTCTCAAACTTAATCCCTGCCCCTCTTGCAGGTAAGGTTTGAAATAACTTCCAGAATCCTCTCGTCTGTTCATCCTGTAATGCAGCATCACGCCTCCGCTCCAATTCATCCAGTGTGAAGACTTCAACCGGAGGCTGAGGCATCGGAGGGGGAGTTACCACACGCTTCTCCAAAGCTTCGCGGGTGGCCGTTTCGACTTTAATCGCAGAAATCTCTGTGGCAGCATCTGTGGATAGAGCCAAACAAGAGAACTCTGTTTCCACGGCTTTGTTGTGCGCTTGCTCTGCAATGTCTAATTGATGCGCAGCCTCTTTAATCGCAGCAACGTACTCCGTAAAGTCTGCCTCTGGTTGAGTTAACTCTCTGTAGCTTTCCAATTGCGCTTCCAGCAGTTTGGTGCTGCCGCAGGCTAGGTTAGTCTGCATGCCAGCTATTAGCCGGTCAATGAGCGCCATGTCGCTCAAGTTTTCGATTAGCGCAATGGAGCTACTGTCAAGAGAACCTTGCAAAGCTCCTTGATTGGACAGCAGTGTGGCGAGTCCTGTAGTCATGCTAGCACCAAGCAAAAGCTCTACCTGCTTAGTAACCTCTGATTGTCCAGAAGCTGTAGCACCTCCAGTCAACTCTGCACCAGACTTGCTACGCACAACGGTATAGCTAACACCATTGACCATGAAGCTCAGCTTAACCTTCAAAGACGAAGGAGGCTTGCCCCAAGTGACAACTTCTTCCAAGGTGTTGGTCAGGCCGCGAGCGCCCCACAGAGCGTATGCCACGGCTTGAAACCGGGTGGACTTGCCAGCCTCGTTCGCCCCACGGATGACATTAAGCCCTTCAGTCAAGGACATGACGGCATACTCTACCGACATGAAGTTTGTTAGTTCAAGCTGTAGTAACATAAGGCTCCAATTTCAGCATTTCAGCAGCTGTCAAATACTTCCTAAGCGCATCCACCACTGAGAATGCGTGCACAGATTCGATGCTACCAGAAAAAACATCTTCTGAAGCCACCTTCACTGCGTTGGATACAATAAATGCATCTGTAGATCTGCGTAGAGAGTTGATGAGTGACAGCACATCTGATACTTCCTCTGGCGCAGCGTCACCAATTACCCGAATAAACTTGGAAGAACTGTGCGCTAAATTTCTCCAGTTCACTTCTTCAAACTCTGCACAACGATCAGCACAGGTTATCAGCGCTGTGGTTTTTGCGGTTACAGAAGCGAATTGCTTCCTCTCACAGTTGAGCCAGTCGCTGACAGAGCTTGCTATCTGATTGCCAATCACAATAGCCTTGCCAATTGTCCGTGATTGGTGCTCATGGGCTACAAGCACTTCATCCACCGGCAGTGAATCCAATACAAACCTGCTGAGGTTTAGTGATTGATCCGACTGTGCTGCGTAATGATTGTTCACATTGCAGTGGAGGAACAACCTTGTGCTTTTCGGTACAGCTGCTAGTGCTGCATCGAACAGTTCTTGATTTGCAAGATGAGGGATCACATAACCGTAAGACGTGTCCATCGGTTCTTCTATGTGGACGTACCTGTCACCGAACTGCCTGGACAACAGCTTGCCTAACAGTTGGAACGATGACAGGCTTGTAGACGCTTTCGGAAGATCGTGGTTTCCTGCCACATTAAACAGCAGTGCTTCGGGATTCGCTGCCAGCCAATCAGCAAGAATCTCAAATGCCGCCAGCATGTCTGTAAGAGGCACGTTCACTGTGTCAAACAGATCGCCAAGTAGCATCAGGTCTTCACCCACAGGCAATAGCTCATTGAAGCTTGAAAGAATATGCTTTCTCAATGCTGCTTGAGAGGCTGGCGTAGTTCCCGCTGAACGGGTAGCGCCGATGTGTATGTCGTTGAGTATCCTCACAATAGGGACTCCAAGTTAACGGTGGGAGTATCACGGAAGTCCCATGATCCACCAGTACGGGTTAAGAAATAGTCAAGAGGAAAGCCACGCCATGCGTCTAGTGGGGTGTGGTACACTAGGATAATCGCTGAAGCCCCTGCCAGTTGCCAGACGCGCATACGAGCTACCTGTGACTCGTTGAATGAGCTATGAGGTAAGCGGTACGCATGGTTAACTTGCTTGCACTCTATTAGATAAAGCTGTCCTTTATTCAACAGTAAGAAGTCTGCGAGGGCTGGGGCAAACGATCCGGCATGAGCGTCACTTAGACGATGCCAAGCAGTATCTGTCTTTAGAGATAATTTTGCTAGATGTTTAGCTAATTTAACCTCAGCTATTTTACCTCGATTAGAGTGTGAGATCATTATATTCCTTAGTCTGCCTAATGAGTGAAAACGCTTGTAACTGTTCAACAGTAAAGCCAGTCTTCATCCTGTAATACACGTCACTTTCTTTTAATCCCAAGCGTCTTGCTATCTGTGCTCGGGACAAAAGAAGACCATCAAGCATGAATTTTTTAGTGTCACGTCTGTTATTCATTTGCGTCTCTGCTGTCGCCCACCTGCAGTTGTCAGGTTCATAACCTCTGTAGTTGTCCACCCTGTCTAAAGTATGCTTCTCACTAGGGGCTTTTCCCATATCTTCTAAAAAGTTTTCAAAAAGACTCCAACGCTCGCAAACGGTAATGCCTCTTCCTCCATACTTATGATAGTCTTTTGACGTAACAGAATT